GTTTAAAAGTGAAGAAGTTGATTGTAGTGCTGATGATTTAAAAATTATTGTAAATCAATATTACCCTGATATTCGTAAAATGCTTAATACTATCCAACTATCAATTCAAGATAGTGAAGTAGTAATAGATAAATCAATACTTGTATCATCTAATTATATGGTTCAAGTATTAAAAGAATTAAAAAATGCTAAACCGAATTGGAGAACTATTAGACAAATTATCGCTAATGCGAATGTTAATGATTTTGAGGAATTTTATCGTTATTTGTATGATAATGCTTCTATATACGCAAATGGAAATGAAGGAATGGTTGCTATTTATATCAACGAGTATAGTTATCAGTCTAATTTCCGTATTGATAAAGAAATTAACATAATGGCTCTTATAGCAAAATTAATAGAATTAAAATGAAATTTAAATCATTTAATATGAAAGAGTTTTTAATATTCCTTGTAATTTGGATTAGTCAAAATTTGGCAATACCATTCTGGATGTTAGGACATATTCATTTAAGTTTAAATGTATATAAAGATCTACATGAAATAATCGCTAGTGTAGGTATGAATATTTTAGTAGCGATTGGATTTTATCTTGATTATAAACAAAACAGTAACAATTAAATTAAATTAAAATGAGTGAAAAACAAAACATGCAAATGAATGTTGATTTGAAATCAACAACAGCAATTGAGGGAACTGATGGTAATCATATCTTTCAACAAGGTGTATTACTTAGAAAGGTATCTAAGTTTGTAGTAGGAGCGGATGAAGACGCTGTAATGCCTATCCCAGTATTTTTTGATACAGTATCTGGTAAGGTATTAGAATCAACAGTACCTGTAGAGCTTAGAGAAGAATACAAAGATATTACTCTTTAATGTCTCAAATCGAGGTAAAAAACATATTTGATTGGTTGGAGGAGATAACTTACAAGAAATCTCCTCCATCAAATTTCTCACAAGCTTCGTGGGATAAGTGGAATTCTTACATGATACATAGATACGTATCAATGTATATAGGTTACATTGATGTTGCAAACTATGTACAAAAAATTAACCCACAAAATAAACAACAAATATATTCAATTTACCGAGAAATGATTCCAAAAAAGAAAACCTGGCTTAAATACATTAAAAATCAAAATAAAAGAAATTACCAAGAATTAGCTGAATACGTAGCTGAATATTTCCATTGTTCGCTTGGAGAAGCAGATCATTATATTGATATTTTAAGACGTGTTGGAGTAGAGAATATCTTATGGGATATGGGAGTTGAACAAAAAGAAATAGATAAATTATTTAAAAAAGCAGAATTATGAGTAAATTAAGAGATATGCTCTATACCTCAGCAATAGCTGATAAAGCAAAGGCATTATTATCCTTAGAATTACTAGAACAAAACCCGGCAGGAATTGGAGATCATTCAACAGAAGATTTCTACAAAAATGCTGAAGAAGCACTTGCTATGTTAGCCGATGCTGATGAGAGGTTAGAAACAATAGAAAAATATTTAGATCAAAAAGAAGTTATCTAATAATATGAAGAAAGCAAGTTATGATGAAATTATAGGGTCAACAGTTGGTGACTTTGAAAAAATGTATCCTGAATTAGCAAAAGAATTTAAAGTAATTCAAAAAGAACAATATGAATTGTTTGCTGGTAAAATGTTAGACTATGGTTTAGGTAATATTGCTTTAGGGTCTACACTCGAGGAAGAAGAAGATGTGCAACTATCATTGACTGGGATTTGGTTGCGTTGTAATGACAAGATAAACCGCCTAAAAAACATGCTTAAACGTAAAGGTAAGAGTTATGTTACTGATGAACCTATGATAGATAGTTTTATAGATATTTCTAATTATGGAGTCATAGCTCAATTAGTAATGAGGAATAAATGGAAAAAATAAGTTGTGGGAAAAAAGAAAAAATTACCTCAAATTGTAAAAGAAATAAGAGCATATAAACCTGATGAGATAAATTACTCATATCAGAAAAATGTATCATATTCTCAATTCTCTATGTATAGAAGTTGTCCTCATAAATGGGCTCTCCAATATAAAGACGGACATAAGATATTTTCATCTACAGTTCACACTGTATTTGGAACAGCTTTACATGAAGCACTCCAACATTATTTAGATGTAATGTATGAAGAAAGTGGTGCGGCAGCTGATAGATTAGATATTTACACAATCTTTGAGGATGCTTTAAGAGAAGAATATAAAGTTCAATATAAAAAAAATAAAGGTCAACATTTTAGTTCATCTGAAGAATTAAGAGAATTTTACGAAGATGGTGTTGAAATTTTAAAAACTTTTAAAAAGAAAAAAGGACAATACTTTACAAAAAGAGGATGGTATTTAGTAGGTTGTGAAATTCCTGTTATGGTTACTCCGAATAAGTTTTATAATAATGTTATATATCAGGGTTATTTAGACATTGTAATGTATCATGAACCTACCCAAACCTTTAAAATCATAGATATTAAAACATCTACTCGTGGTTGGAATGATAAAACTAAAAAAGATGAAGATAAACAATTTCAACTAGTATTATACAAAAAATTCTTCTCAGAACAATTTAATATTCCAATTGAAAATATTGATGTAGAATTCTTTATTGTAAAACGTAAGGTATATGATCACCCAGATTTCATAATACCAAGAATACAGACATTTAAACCTGCTTCTGGTAAAGTAAAATTAAATAAAGCTACTAAGTCTTTAAATAGTTTTATTGAAGAAGTATTTAATAAACAAGGATATAAAGATAAAAATTACACTCCAACTCCATCAAAATGGAATTGCACTTTTTGTCCTTTTAAAGATAACCCAGAATTGTGTGGAGTGGCGCAGTAAAAATTGTATATTATAAATAATAAATTAAAAATTATGAGTAACAAAGAAATGACCTTAACAAGTGTAAAAGTCCAAAGTGACTTGTTTGAGAATTTCAAAATTGAATGTGTAAAACGTAAATTTTCATTTCAAAAACTTTCAGATAGAGCAATTCATTTGTTCTTAACAGATGAAGATTTTAGGAAAAAAATTACTAACCATACAAATTTGGAGTTAACAGAAAAATAAATCACATTATGAAAGAAGGTTATATTAAACAATCAGATAGGAAAAAAATATTACTCCTAACTGATGATATTAGAGTACATTCAGGTGTTGCTCAAATTGGTAGAGAAATGGTTTTACACACTTCTCATAGATATAATTGGGTACAATTAGCAGGTGCCGTAAAACATCCTGATAAAGGTAAAAGAATTGATCTATCAGCTGATAATGATAAAATTGCTGGTATTGATGATTCTTCTGTTATCTTATACCCAACGGATGGTTATGGAAACCCAGATTTACTAAGAAGTGTTATAGAAACTGAAAAACCAGATGCTATTTTCTTAATTACAGATCCAAGATATTTTCAATGGCTATTTGCAATGGAAAATCAAATAAGAAAAAACATTCCTATTGTTTATCTTAATATTTGGGATAGTATGCCTGCTCCTATGTACAATAAAGAATTCTATGAATCATGTGATGCTTTATTTGGGATATCAAAACAAACAAAAGCAATTAATGAAATTGTTTTAGGTGATAAAGCTAAAGATAAAGTTATTAAATATGTTCCTCATGGTTTAAATAATAAAATGTTCCGTCCTTTAGATAGAACAGATGAACAATTACAAAAATTTAGAAAGCATTTATCTAAAGGCAAAGATTGTGATTTTATGTTATTATTTAACTCAAGAAATATTAGGAGAAAATCAATCTCAGATACTATTTTAGCTTGGAAATTATTTTTAGATGAATTACCTAAAGAAAAAAGAGAAAAATGTACACTAGTTCTTCATACAGAACCTGTAAGTGAACATGGAACTGATTTAGGAGCAGTTATTGAATATTTCTTTCCTAATGGTGATGGTAATGTTGTAATATCCGCAGATAAACTTTCAACAGAACAGATGAATATGTTGTATAATTGCGCTGATAGTGTTATTTTGATTT